GTGAAGCGATACAATGAACTCTATGGTATGTTACCAAGAGATGCAGAGAAGAACAATAAGTTTGACCATTACTTTGATGAGTTTATTGCACGAAGAAATTTTGCAACTTTAGATTTGATGCCAGGAGCTACGATGGGTTTAGAATATCTCCGTAGACTTCATGTACCTACTGAGATTCTTTCTTCAACCGCAAATAAAGAAAGATACGATACCATCTCTCAACAAAAAGCAGAATGGTTGAAACAGCACCATATAGATTTTAAGCAGAACTTTGTTCCAGGAAAAGACCTGAAATATAAGTTTGCTACACCACATTCCATAATCATTGATGATACCGAAAGTGTTATTAGTGATTGGAATAAAGCAGGCGGTATTGGTATACTTCATAAGAATTGGCCAACAACTCTGGCAATCTTGAAAATGTATGTATGAAGAAAATTCCTTTTAGCACACCAATTTGGTGTTTCAAGCTTAACTTAGATTTTCAAAAAGAATCTGAGAAATGTTTTGATATCAAAAAGAAATTTAATTCATTAAAAAAATCTAATGTTAATGGTTACCATGGTCCATTGGAATCGGAAATTAATTTTAACGAAATTTTTCCCGATGTTCATTTTCAAATGATGAAAGAAATGGGCGAGGTAACATCTGATGTTAATGAGAAGATAAAATTTTCAGATTATTGGATAAACATTAACAAAAAACATTCTTATAACTTGCCTCATACACATCCATCATGTTTTCTATCATGTGTGTTGTATTTGAAAACAAGTGAAAATTGTGGTAATATAGTATTCAAGAATCCAACTTTGAGTTTACATTATCCAATGAATGATAAGAATGAGAATTTTTTTGCGACATACTGGTTTAAACCTTTTGATGGCCTAATGTTAGTCTTTCCTTCTTATTTGGAACACTATGTGGAACCAAATCAAGATGAAGTGGAAAGAATATCAATGGCAATCAATTTTAAACTTGACAACGCCTAAATACTATGATACAATGTCTAATGTGAAAATAATCCGTTACATACCGTTAATACTCCGTTTAATACGAAAGGAAATACTATGAGTTTCGCTAATCTAAAACGCCAATCTGGCAACCTTGACAAACTAACCAAAGCAGTTGAGGCACTCTCCCAAGCATCCGAAGGTTCTGAAAAGTCCGATAACTATTGGAAACCAGAAGTAGATAAAGCAGGTAATGGCATGGCCACTATCCGTTTTCTTCCCGCTTCTGAAAAAGATGGTGATGACGCTTTGCCTTGGGTCAAAATCTTCTCCCATGGTTTTCAAGGACCTGGTGGTTGGTTAATTGATAACTGCTTGACTACCAAGAACCAACAATGTCCTGTTTGTGAACATAATTCTGCTTTATGGAATTCTGGTATTGAAGCAAACAAAGATGTGGTTCGTAAACAAAAGCGTAAGTTAAATTATGTTGCCAATGTTTACATCGTTTCTGACCCTAAGCATCCAGAAAACGAAGGCAAAGTGAAGTTGTTCCGTTTCGGTAAGAAAATCTTTGATAAGATTACTGAAGCAATGAATCCTGCATTTGAAGATGAAACACCAATCAATCCATTTGATATGTGGAAAGGTGCTAACTTCAAGTTGAAGATTCGTAAAGTAGAAGGCTATCAAAACTATGATAAGTCAGAGTTTGATTCTCCATCTGCTTTGCTGGAAGATGATGATGATTTGGAGAAAATCTGGAAATCAGAATTCTCTTTGAATGAGTTGACCTCTGGTAAAGAGTTCAAGTCTTATGATGATTTGAAGGCTCGCCTTGATAAGGTTCTCGGTTTGACTGGTGAAGTTGCACCAAAGACAACAGTAGAAACAATCAAGGAACAAGCAAAGATTGCACCTAAGAAGGCAGTTGATGTTGAACCTAGTCTTTCAGAAGATGATGACGATTTGTCTTACTTTGCCAAACTCGCTGAAGAAGAATAAAATTCCCATGCAAGTGCAAACCCCGCTTCGGCGGGGTTTTTTATTAGTTAAACTACTCTAGTGCTATAAGTAATCATCTTTTGGAATGTTTCTTCCAAGTTTCTAACAGGAGGAATTTTACTTCTTGTTTCCACAGAAGATTTTTTCATTACCTTAGAAGAACTAATATTGTTGATGGTTGAAGTAGATGGCTCAGTCAGAGCATTTACTTTTGCGGTATTATTTTGAGATTGAACTTCATTTAATTTTGCCGATGGTGGTGTCATCGGTGCAGGTTCAACAGGTTTAGTTGTAGATGGTGCCGAAGGCGGTGTCTGTGTTTTCTGTTCTGGTGCAGATGGTAAAACTTCTTTCTTTTCAGGAATATTTTTAGGTGTTCCGTCAGGATTATGAGTTTGACCGTATTTTGAATCCCAAGATTGTATCTGTAAATCATTTTTTCCATTAGGCACAGGTCTTGGTTTGACCTTCATGTCTGGTTTTAATTCTGCTGTATTTCCAGCATTATTAATTTGTTGCCTAAGTTTTTCTTCACCGCCAGCTGCAGCAATAGCATCTGCATTACCAGATTCTAAAGTTTTTGAAGCAGTTTCACCGCCTTCTTTAACTATTTTTTCTAGTCTTTCACGGCGTTCCTTTGTCATCGCCTGTGGAGGTGTTGTTCTTAGTATCTCAGCGGCTTGTTCTGGTGTTGGACCTTTTTTATAGGTGTCATACAACAAATATGCTAAGCCTGCTACCGTTGCAGTACCAAGAATTGCTAGACCGACAGGTGATACAAGAAAAGCTCCTAAACTAGACAATACAGTAATGGCTGTTCTAGCGCCACCAAAAGCATTTAATATTGAACCAACTACACCTTCAATACTCATTCCGGTTTCATTTTCTACTTTACTAGCAGTAGATTTACCGCCATCTCTTTCTTTCATTAATAATTCAATTTGTGCTAATAAAGCTTTGTGTCGTTTATCTGCTTCTAGTTTTTCTTCTTCCTTAAAATTCTCCAATCTTTCTCTATGTAACTTATCTTCTTCATAATTTTTATTCATAAAATTATAAATTTTTGATAATACATCAATGAGTTGATTGCCTTGTTTTAAAGGTTTAATTTTAGATGCGGTATCTCTGCCATCTTTTTTTATTTTGGCTTTACCATCAAAAGATACATTTTTTTGTTTGGTCGCAGAAGCACCTTTGCCAACTAAAGCTTTGACAAAATTTTCGGTAAATTTACCGGTCAGTTCTAAAACTGTATCAACTGTTTTTCCTGTTATACTAGGTTTTGCCATTTAGTTAACCTTTTTTCTTTTGATATGCACTTCTGTCATCATAATCAGGACTATTGGATGGTGAATTAGTTTGTGTATTGGTTTGATTGACGTTAGTATTATTTACTGTTTCTTGTTTTTTGGCATTTGCAGCCACATCTTTCATATTTTTGTTGTCTTTAGAAAGTGCGTCTAAAACTTCTCCAGATTTTGCTTGAGCTTTTTGTAAATTAGCTTTATAAGATTCATTTGCAGATAATTTTTGATAGTCTAAACCTCTACCACCAGAAAAAACGTTTGATGCCGAAATATTTAAAGCTTCGTTAAAATCTTTTACTCCATTTAATCTATCAAGACCTCTTTGATAAAATTCTTTTAATTTTGCTTTACTAACATCAGAATTTGGAAAACCAAAACCTCCAACAGAAAGACCCATATATCCTAAAGAAGCTGCAATATTAATATTTCTATCATCAGCAACTAGTTCTGGATTTTTCAATAAGTCTACTCCCAATAAATTACCAATATGTCTATATCCAGCTTCATGTGTAACTTGTATTAATCCACGGCCTTTATATTTTGAACCACCTTTATATCCAACAGCTTCAAAAAAGCCATCTTCACCTTTAGAAAAAGCGTCTTCCCATTTTTGTTTATCCCAACTTTTTCCAAAAGTTAAATTCATGTATTGCACGCCAACACCAGGACCCAACTGTGTAACTCCTTTTTTCTTTAAAGATTCAGGAATTGAACCTCTGCCTGCTTCTAATCTTTCATAGGTATTTTTGTAAGCTGAACTTCCAGCTTCTGTGCCGGCAGCTCCTATTTCCGTTTCTTTAGCCGCAGTTGATAATATTCCTGCAATGGCTGTGTCATTTGTTAATCCTAATTTTTTAAAACCTTGACTTGCGGCTTGTGCTCTTTCAGCCAATGCTAATCCAGCAAATGCACCGGCAGCTGCAACACCGGCGCCAATTTTTCCTGCACTAGGTTTTTGTGTTGGTCCTTTTGGTGCAGCTGCGGGTTCTGTTTTTGGTGGTTTAGCTTCAGGAGGTTTTACTGGTTCTGCTGTTTCTTTTTTTCTTGCCTCTTGTTCAGCCTTCTTCTTTGCAGCTGCTTGTTCTTTTTCAGCAGTCTTTTTGGCTTTAGATTGTTCTTTGTCAACCTGCTTTTGGGCTTTATCCGATTCTTTATCTACCTGTTTTTTTGTAGTTTCTTCTGTTTTTTTGGTAGTTTCTTCTGTTTTTTTGGTAGTTTTCTCAGTAGGCTTCTCGGTAGGTTTTTCTTTTGGCTTTTCAGCAGGTTTCTTAGGCTCTTCTTTTTTTGGCTCTTCCTCTTTCTTTGGTGGAGCTTTTTTCTTTGGTACTCTACGAACAGTCAGAGCCTTGATGAGTTCTTGATTTCTTTCTTCCTCATCATCTAACTTGTCTTTGTGGTCTCTTTCATTTTTAATTCTTTGTGCAAGTTCCTCTTTGCGAGCACGTTGCATCAACTTATAAATTGCACCAAGAACTTTGGTTGAAGAATCTACCGCTTCATAATCAATAGGCTCGGTTGCTTGATGAGCTTTTGGTATACGTTGTTTAGCTCCCAATAATCCTTTAACAAGGTCTTTGCCGACATCAGCAATTTTGCTAGCAATTTTTGCAAGTGCGCCTGCCATTTATTACGCTCTCTGACGTTCTTTGATTTTTTGATTTTCTTCTTCAATGTATTGTATCAACATGGAAACGTAAATATCACGTTCCCAAGGTAACATATTTTCAAGTTCAAACAAACTATACTTGTGGTGTTGCATCAACGAAAAGTTTGTTCTATAATAATTCTTTAAATTGTCATAACGAAAAATTAGACGAAAAAACTTTCAAGTCCTTCGGCTTCAATTGTGTGGTGATAACCACATTTACTACAATCCATTTCTAAAGTTTCTTTTAGTTTAGGTAGATTGTTGAAGAATTCTTCCACTTTACTGAATTGTTCTTGATTCATACCTTCAACAAACTTAATTAATTCGCCTGGTTGTGCTTCATTTGCATAATAGAACTGTTCACCATCATAGATGTATTCAATAGATGAGGACACCATATTAAATGTGACTTCATTGATGTCATCATACTTCAAAGAATCCTGAACAATACTAAACTCTGGATACTTTAGTTTGATGGAAATCTTATCATCTAATTGAATTTCTGGTGACACTTCTTTTTCTTGTGTCACTTTGACTTCAGTAAGATTGATGTCTTTTTGCATGATGTTGCCACACTCTTTACCATCAACTTCATTGTTGCACTTATAACGTGATTCAACAATTTCACCAACGGATTTGGCACGCAAGTTGATGAAGTAATATTCAACATCAATGATTGGTAACTTATTAACATCAATACCTTCAGTCAAGGTACAACTATTAAGAATGTCTTGAACGCTTTGTTGTATTACTTGCGCTTCAGATGACTCCATGGCCATCAATAAGTTTCTTTGTTCTTTTACAAGAAAAGGACGATATTTGATTTTTTTCTTTGAAACTGGCAATTCAATTTCATATGTTGGTACCGACAAAGTTGGTAAATTCATGATTAACTCCTATAATAAAATCATTGTTTATAAATTTAAACTACTACTAAAAATATCATTGACTGCTGAAGCAATACCATCCTGCAAGATATTTTGCAAGAGATTTTGTAGAGAATTGTTTTGCCATCTGGTGTAAGCAAAGGTTACAGACAGTTTGTGGTAACCATCAGATGACCAATCTAAGTCTAATTGATTTACTGAAATCGGATATGCATCAAACAAATCAACAGAATATGTCAAATTATTTGTAACATCATATTGATTGATGTTGATGACGGTTGCATAATTTTGTTTATACTGATAGTTAAAATTAAAAGATGGATTAATCAATTCTAACCATCTATCAAAAAACAATTTTTGTTTCATATTATCTTCAACGATGAATGTCAAATCTATGTCATTGTATGTTGTTAGATATGGAAACTTTTCAATTGGATTAGAACCAATCTTTTGCTCGGCCGTAGCAAAGGTTCTTCCAGGCAATTGTGCTGTATCGCAACGATAGACCAATCGTTTGGCATCACCAATGTATGGTAACAATACCAATGGTGTATTGATGTTAACGTCAAAACGACTTGGTCTTGCCACATCGGATTGGAAACTGGATTTAAAATCGTTTATGCTGCTAGCCATTAGCTATTCCTAATCTCGTTTACGGATTCTTGCCATACTTCTTTTGGTTTGGCACCTTTGAACTGTTGTAAAGGCATCAAAGATGCCACTTCCCACTCATGTGGCTCAATGGTAAGTATTTTTGAACGGATATGGTTATGCAAATATCGTTTAATGCATGGCCTGAACTCTCGGAATCGTCTGGATGCGTTCAAAATGTCATAAGTGACACGCAACTTACGAACATCGTTATCATCGTTTAGGACAGCGAATTGCAAGAGTTTGTTCAAAAATGCCACTCTATACTTAAATGGTAGGTAATGAAGATTTAATCCAAGAAAGCCATCTGGATATTTCTCTAATGCCAATACCATTGGAAACTTATCATAATATGGCAAATCTTCTTTTCCTTTTGGGTCATAGAAGAAACAATATAATCTTCCTAATTGAAATCTGGTGGTATTTCTAAATTGCTCTCTTGCAATCGTGCTAGGTTCTCTATTGAGATTTTTTAGACCAGCAATTTTCTGTTGTAACCACTTTAAAGAATCACGGGAAAGACGCTGTGCATCAACCTCAGACCTTTCTCTACCAATGGTCGTTAATTGAGATTCAATAGGTTTTTTGATTATTGTCGCCATATCGTATTTAGTTAGAGTCC